CGATCTTTGCCTCGCGCTCGGCATCAGCCTTCAAGGCTTCGATGCGAGCAGCGCGCTCGTTGAGTTCGGCGTTCATCTTCTGATAAGACGCCTCTTCTTCTGCGGTGAGGTCACGCTTTTCAGACGCAGCCTTGTCGAGCAGCGACTTCGCTGCTTCCCAAGCACGCTGACGTGCCTCGACCTGTTGGTCAATGTATTGCTTCATGGTTTTCCCTCCAGGGAAAGTGTGGTTGTGGTCGCAGGGATTTTCTCACCCGGACAGGCTCCTGAACCGGCACCTTCCTGCGGCTCCGCAGCGAAGACTCTTGACGAAGTCTAGACGAGCTTGGCTTGCAGTTCAAGTTGCTTGGCAAGAATCGAAGCAGGCACCTGCTCCGGCTTCTTACGCAACTTACCGACAACATCGAGCAGCAACGAAGCCTGCTCATCGTTCAACTCAGACCCAGCCTCAAGCACCGTGATGGCATCGGCAAGTTTGTCAACATCGGCAGCCGTTCGCTCAGCCAACTGATCCAAGCTGCGCACCGATGCGCTCGTCGCCTGATAAGCGGGGAAACCGGTCACGACCGACACTTCATAGAGGCGCACTTCTTTGAGTTCGCGCACCATCCCGTCATCCGACCACGAGTCACCTCGCGCCGGAACCGAGAAACCGAACGACATCGAATCCACGTCACCACGCTGAATCAGAGTCGACAAATCACGACCAACCGTCGTATCAGGCAAATCGGCTTCAACTTTCAGACCACGATCATCTTCCATCAGGCGCAGCGTCTTTGCGCGGGTCGTTGCAAGAAGCATCGACGAATCATGATTCAGATACATGCGAATGTTGTTCTTCGACTTCAACGAACGCTTGAACGCACCCGGAACGATTCTCTCAATGAACGGCAGCGGTTCTGAATCAGAGTTGAACACTGCGGCATATCCGCTGAATGACATACCGTCACCAGCAGGACCTTGACGTACCTCAAAGTCGTTGACTGTTAGCCGACGGGTCTCAATCTTCTCGGTCATGGGTGACAATGCTAGTCCGTTGCGTAGATTACTTGTCCACGAACAGCTTTGACAAGCGGGCCAGCGTCACCAGATATCCGAGACGCCCTTCCTCCTCACGCACACGCTCAGCCTGACGCTCAAACCACTGCATCGCCGGTGACGGATCGAGCGGGTTGATACCCCACAGGTAGAACGCGACCGCACCAGCACCGGGGAACCCGTCGTTGTCGGCATCGCTGTTCTGCGGGGCTTCGAGGTCTACCAGGTGTCTTGCTCCCCAAGCGTTTGCACGAATGACTTTATCCTCGCTGATTCTTCCCGCAGCCATCTCACGGGCCTCACGAATAGTTCTCGCCACAAGACCGTCACCACCGAGACCCTGCCCGTAGTAATCCAAACCTTTGCGAGCAGCGTCACGAATGTAGGCGGGGACATCGAAGGAGAGTTGTCGTCCGTAGACGTTGGTGTACGGCTGGTATTGCGGGTCTTCATCGTTGACGTCTCCAGTCTGAATCGTTTGTCCTGGGTTGTCGTTCGGCAGACCCTTGACTGGTTCCCAAGCGTTGCAGTAGAAGGCCGATGAAACTTGTGCATCCCAACGCTTGCAATAGAAGTTCTTGAAGAATCCGCAGTTGCCACAGTTCCGATTTGCTGGCACATCTGGGTTCGCTGCGGGACGGTAGTTGTCTGGAAGTTCACGATCTTCTGCATCGTCGTCATCTGGTGTGTCGCCGTAGGACGCAGTTTCTTCTTCGTCGTCGTCTGGTTCCTCAAGTTCACCGATACGGGTCAGCGTCGAGAACTTGTGTCCGACAATCACATCGGTGTCTTCCCAGCCGCCTTCGACTCGCCGATAAATCTGGATTAGGGCCACCGGGTCATCTTCGGAGGCTTCCAACTCGAAGTCGGTACCAGGCACGCGCACCGAACCCGAACGAAAGATTTCTTTGATTTCGCCACGAGCACGACCACCCGAACTATTCCACGAAACATAGTCACCAACCATCAACTCATCAGGACGAGCACGCTCACCACCCGGTTCCATCTCCTCAGTGATAGACACCGCAACCATCTGATCAATCGCATCCTGCTTCGATGTATGGCAGCCGATGACCTCTCCGTCTTCCTTCTCGACGGCCCAGCCTGAGCAATCGGGATTTGAGTCGGAGATGAAGTACGGCATCAGAGAGTCGTGATTGCTACTTGAACTGTTGGAGTGCTTGCTTCGGAAATAGCCCACAAATCCGCACCGGGCGGCAACACAAACGGAATATCCAACCCGTCAGGAACGTGAATCCCGTTCAACGCAGTACCCAACGAAGCATCACCGACGAAGATGTCATCATTGCCTTGATGGTTGTGTGCGTGCACGACCACATGCTGCGGGTTTGCCGACGCAGCAACAATCTTGATTGCAGTCCCACTGTTGCACACATAACTGGCAGCTGTAAATGGCATCACTCACCTCTCAGAGCATCAACAATACTTGCAAGTCGTCCTCTTCGGCGACGAACGTGATATCACCCGTAGCAGACGCATTCACACTCGCCACAATCGGCGTGCAATACGCAAGCACCGTCTTCGCCGGCACCACCACAATCTCAGGAACAAGTTCAACAACAGGCTCAACCTTCTTCGGTCGCGGCCTGCGTTGCCGATACGGCTGACCACCAACAAACTGCTGCGGTTGCGGCGGAGTCGGCTGCGGCGTCACCGTCCCAGTCGCCGAAGCGATCAACCCGCCAAGCGGCGCATCACCAACCGCATCCGCCGACACGATGCCATCAGCCGAAGCCACCACACCGCCCAGGAGGCCCTCTGCTGAGGCGACCACGGTGATGACACCAGTTGCCGCCGATGTCGCCTCTCCGAGCCCCGCAGACGCCTCTCCAGCCACGCTGACGACACCATCCGCCACACCAACAAACCCGCCAAGCGAAGCCGTCGCATCCGCCACCACCTCAACATTGACCTCAGCAACCTCAGCCGACAGTGCGCCGAGTGGTGCATCAGCGGTTGCGGTGATGACAGGTGTGATCGTGCCAGTAGCCGACGCCGACAAACCGCCGAGGTTCGCAGCTCCAGTGGCGGGTGTGATGAACGTCGTGCCATCGAGCACGCCTTCGTCAAGACGAGCCGTGTCGAGTACGAACGCTGGTGACGGACCGCCAAGCCCTACGTCGGCGTCGTCAAGTTCTGACTGGTCGAGGTAGAACCGTGCGACCATGCTGGCCGCTTACGATGCGAGTGTCAGCGAGACCGTGAGTGCGCCCGAGGAGATCGTGAACGTGTCGCCCGCGGTGTAGGCGTTCGCGGTGATGGTTCCCGAGAAGAGGAAGTTTCCTGCTGTTTCGTTGTCCCAGGCGGTGAAGTGTGTTGCGTCTTGCGAGCCGGCGATGTTCGTCCAGGTGATTGCGGCATCAGATGCGATCGCGCCCGTCGAAGCGGCTGCGAACGACGCCGCTTTGCGTGTCGTTTCCGTCGCTGCGTTTGATGTGCCGTTCGCACCCGGATCACCGACATGCAGTTTGACATACACGGTCGTCACCGCGAAAGAAGTGTTGTTGCCAACCGCATCAAGCCATGCGTTCCCGAGATACGAAGAGATGCCCGTTGCCATTAGTCCTCAACCCTTTCCACGATTTCGGTGATGCGACCATCCTCGCCACGAACCACCTGACGCACCACGGTGCGCTGTTCTGGGACGTTGACGTTGACGACGGTTTCTGGCAGGTTGACGACGGGTGGCTCGACATGCACCGAAGGTGGTGCGACATGAATGACTTGTTCGGGCATGTTGAGGTTGAGTTCGCGTGTGCCTGCGTCGTAGACGGTTGCAGGTGCGACAGGGTTGATTGCCGACACCGGTTGGAGTGCCGCGGTCGGAACACCCGTGTGCTCAATCTCTGGCATGTCGAGAGCTGAGAGCACGGCAGCAGGCTGGAAGCCCGACGCAATCAACCGCTGTGCGATTGCCGACTTGCGATCCAAGTCGGCGAGATTAGCTGCGGTGATATCGATGTTCGTCAACGGCACGCGATACACGTCGCCACCTTCAATCGGTGACATGTCCTCGTATCGGCGCACGTCGTTCACTGACAGATATCCGTTGTTGAGTCCTGACTGGTAGGAGGCGTTGCGTGCAGCGATGTCGCCACGCAGCAATCCTGCGGTGGTGAAACGGATGAACGCACGGCCAGCGAGCAGGACGCTGTATTCGGATTCAATCTTCGACAGATACGGCGTGAGCGTGTGTTGCAAGAAATGCAACTGATTCGCCTCAACCGAGGCATAGCTCATCGCACCCGGCGTCGTCACACCAATCATCGACGGCGGCACACGGAAGATGCGAGCAATCTCCTCAACTGCGAACATTCTTGATTCCAAGAACTGCGACTCGTTCGGATCAACACCCGTCTTCTGGAACGTCGCCCCACCGAACAGGATGCCTGGGCGATGCGAACGACGCAGACCCTTGTGGCCATCCTCGAACGCATCGACAAGATTCTTCGCCTGCTCACGCGACAAATTGCCGGGGAACTGAATGATGCCTGTCGTTGATGAGCCTTGTCCGAAGAAGCGTGCAGCAAACTCTTCGAGCGCACGCGACAAACCGAGATTCTCTTTCACCAAGTCGATGCGTGACTTGCCACGCAACTCACCCGGTAGCACCAAGTCTTTGATGTGAATCATGTCGACATCTTCGATGCGGTCCTTGGCGTCGTGAACGTAGAACAGGCGACCTGCACCGTCGCGGCGCACCTCAGTGCGCTGCGGGTTCAACACAGACAAGGCGAGCACTTCGCCTTCCTCGTCACGGATGATGCGAGTGAAACTGTTGCCGTTCAACAACAGCGAGACGAGCACCTGCTGAAAATGGTCATCCTTCGTGACACCAATGTCGGGTGCGTCAAGCCATGCTGGTCGTGGCCGATACTGAAGACGCACGCCCTCCTGACGGATGTACGAATCAACCGGGAGGCTAGCAATCGTGTCGGCAATCAAACGCACGCACGAATACACCGACCCAATCTTGAGTGAATCTTCCTGCGTGACATACACGCCCGAGTTCGTCGTGAACGTGTAGCCGTCGCCGAGCGCGAACAGCGACTGGAACGAAATCGCACGCTCCTCATCACGCTGCTGACGGTTCGAAACCAGACGGTCGAAGATCACTTCTTATCGTCCTTCGCAACACTGCGAGACAACGCAAACGCCGCACCGAGACAGGCGATACCGAACACCATCGCCCCGAGAGCTGGTGACACGAGGAAGCCCGCTGCCACTAGGGCAACGATTCCGAGAAGTTCTAGCACAACAACGACCATCCTGACCTCCTAGGTTAGACGAACAATCGTAGTCACACCACGAAGAAACCCGGTGTCGGCTCCTCAACCGGTGTCGTGGTCGCCCGATCCGTAGCCATCGCCAACGCAATCACAGCGTCAATCTTCCGCTTCGACTTACCCTTGCTCAACGTCCACCCGCTGTCCTTGACACGTTGCGCAGCCGACAACACTTGGTCACTGAATATCGGGTTGCCGTCGTGAACGAGTTTCTGATTCACGATCAACTCGTACAGATTGCCGCACGCTGGAATCATGCGTTGCGGTGATTGCGGATATTCGACCATCGGAAACCCGTCCTCGGCCAGGGCTTCGGCGGTGCGCATGAAGAACGCCGGATCAAACGCAATCTCTTGAATGTCGTACTGCTGGGCAATCTCACGCAGGTAGGACTCGACAGCGGCCACATCGAGCACGCCACCCTCCGGCAACCAAATCTTCGCCCTGGCAACGATGCGACCATCAACATGCTGAACGAGCACCACGGCGGTCGTGTCACGCTTCAACGCCATGTCCACACCAACCCACGTTGCAGCACCCGGCTGAAGCTCCACGCTCGCATCACGACACAACTCCCACGCACCCTGCGGCAACCACGAATCCTCAGCCGTTCTGACCCATTGATTGAACCTGTATCTACGCACAGAAATCTCTGACGTCTGCCGCACCGCAATCTCCATGTCCTCCATGTCCAACAAACCCTCAGCGAGATTCGGATTCGCCTGCAACCACGCATCACGATCATTCAAGTCACAACCATCAGGAGCCTCCCACCACCAGAACCCGAACTGCTCATCATCCAACTCGCCACGACACACCTTCTGGCCGTAGGCGTACAGAGTTCCGCAGATGCTCGACAAGTCATACCCGGCAGTCGTGATGGCAACGATCTGCGGGTCACGTCTCGCACCAGAACCGAGCGTCAACGCATCCCACAGTTCCGAGTTCGGCTGAACATGCAACTCATCGAAGATGACCGTGCTCGGATTCAAGCCTTGCTGAAGTTTCGCGTCACTCGACAACACCCGATAGACGCTGTGCGTCGACGGCACCTCAATCGCATCCCGATACACCTTGCAAATACCACTCAACGCAGGCGACTGCTGAACCTGCCACTTCGCCTCATCAAACACCACCCGCGCCTGGCGTCTGTCGCCAGCCGCTGAATACACCTCAGCACCATGCTCGCCTTCGATGAGACCATAGAGCGCAATCAGCGAACCCAGCAACGACTTCCCGTTCTTACGACCAAGACCAATCAGACTGCGCCGATATCGCAACAACCCATCCGGCCTGCGCTCATACAGACTCTGAATCAACTGCTGTTGCCAAGCAGTCAACTCAAACGGCTGACCCGCACGAATCCCTTTGGATACATGCATGAACGTCGACGCGAAGTCGACGACACGCTGACCGTCAGACTGCTGGAACTTCCTCGGCGTCGACCACCTTGGCGTTGCGACGACGGAACTGATCGAGCTCATTGGCAACCCTTATCTCGGCGAGACCGAGACGAGCCCGGTCAGACGGTGTGAACCCC